GATACCGCTACCTGCGTAGTGGATACCAAAGATCAATACTGCAGCATGTGCAAAATCTTTACGCGTTGGTACTTGACCTTCTAACACTGAAGAAAGTGTCACCATTGTGGCAACTTCACCTGCTATCTGTGTCTTACGTCCACCGCCTAATCCTTTAATGTATTTACCTGTACCGTATGTTGCAGCACCTACAGTTGTGTATTTACCAAATGTTTTTAGTGTCTGCACACGCATGATTTCATCAAGCAATTCATCAAAATCGTTGACTTCACCATTCATCATGGCACGCATGTAAACATCACGGATAGTTTCTGGTAGACCAAACGCTGTTCCCATTGCTATAAAGGGAGTCGCGGGGGCTGCAGCACCACCAGTGGCGGCTGTTGTTCCCGCACCAATACCTAATCCACCAACAAAACCTAGGCCCATAACAGGTAGGTCATTTACTAGCGTAACGGCACTTTGCACTATTTCTTGTGGGAAATTCTGTGCTTGGTGCATAAAGATTTGTTCATAGGCTTGTTGTGGGTCTATATCGTCTACTGTTACTGCAGTGTGGTATGCCTCAATAAGACCTAGTGTAGATAGTTGGTAACCTGCGCCAAATACGTTTCGATCACCCGCACCACCAGTGTATTTAATAAACTTCTTACCTACGCTTGAATCCTTGATGTATTTGGTAATCCACCAATCATCATCTTCTGGTCTTAGGTTTGATGAAGACCATGTAGCAAGTTCTGGTAAAGAATACTCATAATTCAAAGTATTCCACGAACCCATAAATGAATTTACACGTTCTTTGAATATAGTTTCATCACGCCCCTTTTGAGGCACAAAATTTGCACCTGTTATTTCTTTGTACTCAGCCTCTAAAGCCTCATTTTCTTTCTTTAAGCCTTTTAACAATTCTTCTTGATAAGCAAGTGATTCTTTTGCTTTTTCTACATCGCCTATATTGTTGTCAATTTGATCTAACAAAGACTTGGCAATTGCTGTTTGATTATCAGAACGTTTTAGGAAATCTTCGTTTTTTGCTTCCCATGCAGCCAATTTTTTTTGATCTACAACAAATTCTGTTTTAGGCGCAGGGTTATAGTAATCTGTGTACAGCGCAGTCAGTGCATCTTTATCACCCCTAGCACCTTTCAAGATATATGCCTGTGCTTCAGGGTTCATTGATATTTTAATCAACGCCAATGCACGTTGGGCATCTAGTGATAGTTTTGTAGGGTCTTTATGCGTATAAGCCAGTTCCATCCATTTTGGCATCTTCCAATCTGGATTACTTGCTTTTGCCACATTACCGTAATAATTAAGCAAACTAGGCATTTCTTCATTAGACAGTTGGAATACACCGCCTTTTGTGCCTGCTTCGTTATAGATATTACGGTTGCCTGATTCAATACTGGCAATAAATGATACAAATTCGTTCAGTGTGCCTACATCATCATCTTCTAGGCTTTGTGCGTTTTTGATGGAATTAAGCACTAGCATACTGCTAGGCCCAGTAGTTACCGTAGTATTTAGAATAGGTATCTTTGCATCTTCTGTTGGTCTGTAGATGACACCCATCTGTTGACCATCACGCACAGGTTTTTTACGATTTCTGTTATAAATTTTTCTTTCGCTATCGGATAATTGGTCATAGTAAATCAGACCTTTTTCCTTCATTTCGGCTTCAGTTTTTTCTTTTGCTGCTTGTTGTTCAGCAATCGTTTGAAATAACTGCGTGTTGTAATCTGGTGTAGGTACGTTCTGAAACGGCACTAAACTAGATTTGTTGTTTATGATTTGATCTGTTGATGTAATGGCTTTATTTGCACTAAAGTTAACACTGTCACCTTCTTTGATTGGCTTGTTTTCATCCGTAATAGATGAATTGTTAACTTTATTACTTGCATTTGCACTACTTGGGTTCTTTTCAGCCTGCTTTTCTGCCCAAGTCTTACTTACATCTTGACCTGCGTTAAGTGATTCGCCTTCAGTATTTACTGATTGATGCAGCGGATGAACGTCACCATCAGTCAATGGCGCAACAGTAGTACGTTCAATACCGTAGAATTTATCAATTTGATTGTCAGAAAACCCTGCTTGTTTTAGTAGGGGTCTTTGCTCATCAATATGACCTAGGATAGATTCATCATCAAAGCCTGCTGCTTTAAGTTGTGATGCTGTAATCCCTATTGCCATTATTCATTCCCTGTAGGTAAAACGATCATATTTTGAGTGCTAGTACCGCCTACTACATCACTTTGCATAAATGATGGCAAGCCTGTCTTAGATTGTGCTTGTTTTTTATTCCAAGCCTGTAATCTCAAAAGATAATCATTGATGCTTTCATTATCACCTCTAGGGGGTACTTGATTCTGTGTATTGGTTGTTTGTACCGATGTTTGGTAATTTGCCCAACCCACAGGGTCAATTCTGTAATCGCCAAACTTTTTAGTGTCTTCATCTGCACTGATAAAGGCTTTTGCTTTGGCTTCATAGTTTCTGATCTTGTCAGTCTTAACTTGATCTTTGTACACCTGAACAATGTCATTGATGATGTAATGAGGGCTTTTAGTGTTCAGCAACATATCTGACATAGATATGCCTTTTTTCTCACCTTCAGCAATCAATCGTGTCAAATTATTGACAGCAGTGTATGCAGTAGCATCTACGCCACTACCAAAGATTGATGCAAGTACACTGTCTACGTTTTGAGCGTCAAGATTTTGACCTTGTATTGCATCCATTAAATTAGGGTCTGCGCCTGCTTCTTTTAGCACTACTTTTATAGCATTTTTGTACATTGATACTTTGTGTGCATTAGCATCTTTTTGTTGCTTCTCAATTGTTCCAACAAGCGTATCGCCCCTTGTAGGCTTTATCTTACCTTCAGCAACTAATTTCAAAACAACTGATTTTTCTTCTTCAGTATCAATAGCACCACTTAACACCATTGCAGTTACAATAGCGTCTGTTTGCTGACCTTCTGCAGTATCCCAATATTTAGTTTTGTCTTTAAGTGCTTTAATAGCCGCTAGATAATCTGCGTTAAGTTTTTTCTTCTGGTCACCTGATAGATTTGATTTGTTTACATCTTCCATAAATGTAGCATCAGGTACGCCAGTGTAGACCTTACCTAACCTAGCATTAAAACTGTCTGATGTATTTCTGTCATTTACAGCAATTTGGTTAGTATCAAACGTATCTTGTTCAGCAGACTTTTGCTGTGCATTTTTAATAAAATCAGCACGCGCAGGGTCATCTACAGTAAGTTCATTGCCCTGTACGTCATACATTTTGACAGTTGGGTCTGCAGCACGTTCTGCTACTTTTGACCAATCTGTTGCTGTTACGCCTTGTGGGTTTTTGTAAATAGGTGTTTTACCATTTTCACCAGACTGCAATAACATCATCTGATTGTTACTTTTGGCTAATAGTTCATCATAGCCAGTAGCCAATGTTCCTTGGTCAAATGTTGCAAGACCAGAATATTTAGCAAATGTGCCGTTTTCCCATTCCTGCCAGTTACCTGTTACTTGTGCTACAGATGTCGATGTTTCAATAGATTTCGTTGTAGCGTCATAATTAGTATTGTAAGCCGTTACAGACTGAGCATTACGCGCTTTAGATATATTTCCTTGTACAGCAACTTTACCCTGCATGTATGCTTTGTTATGGAACGGTTCGTATTGTTCCCAAGCATATTGGTCAAAATTACCTTTTTTATCAGTAAACCTATCTTTTTTGACTTTAGCAGTATGTTTGTTCCACATACCATCATAGTCAGGTTGAAAATTGTTGTAGTCTTTACGTTGCTCTAAACCAAAATTAAAGTCATTAGCCGCCATAAGACTATCGCCTTCAGCCAATGTTTTAAGATTAGTAATCTCTTGGTCACGCAGTTTCAGTTCAATTTCTTGTTTAGCAGCCGCAAATTGCGTAATAGAATCCAACATGGTTTTACCCAAGTTAGCCATGCCTTGTGCGCTGCCAACACCTGTAGTTAGCGATCTACCGCTTTGAATTGGTGCTGAACCTAAGTTACTTGTATAACGAGGTATTTTCATTATGTGACCACCCCTTTACTGTTCAGTAACTTTTGATTTTGTTGATATGTTCCTACTGAGGCTGCGGTACTAAACAATGACTGACCAATAGCAAAATTAGCATTGGCTATTTCACCTGCTAGTTCTGCATCTTGTGCCTGTGTTTTAGTCCATAGACCTTTTTCCAAATACCACATATCTGTTTCAAATTCTTCTATGTCTGCCTGTGCTACAAGCAAACTACTGCCCGTAAACATCTGTGCGCCTGATGCACCTGATGTAGCACGCGCCAAACTTAAACGTTTCTTTTCTTCAGTTAAACGTTTTTGTTTTTCGTAATTGAAGTTAAGTTCATTCTCATATTTACGCCAAGCGTCATTGGCTCTGAGATTCTTCTTCTGTTGTTGGATACCCATAACGGTGACTGCTGTAGAAGCAACCATTGCAGGTATAACCCACCATGCCATATCAGTATCCTCCTTTAATCACTGGTCACCAACGTTCCTGTTATACCAAGAACAGTCATTGGTAGCGGCTGAGTTTGTTCAACCGTTATCTGACCTTCCCTGTTCCAACCTAAATTAGTTACACGTTTATCACCTGTAAAGGCAGGTATGTTTTGCCCTACTGGTGTAGACGATGATCTAAAAGGTACTTGGTCACCGTTTATTGTTACACCGACAGTTTCGTACAATCTAACTGCCACTTCATTCCATCGTTTAGGTCTGTTTTGTGCAGACCCCGCTGATGCTCCTGCTTCAACACGCATAGTAACCATTTTACTGGTATATCCTAAACCTATCTCAACATTTTGATACCCTGAAGTAGATGGTAATGTTACGGTAATTTCACCGTTAGTTACCGTCTGATTTGGATACACTGCATCACCTACTAGCACCTGTACACTTTCACCTTCCAAATGGTCTAAGTTTGTTAGTGTTCCAGATGTGCCATTTACTAATCCGTTCAACGTAGAATCCATGTTAAGTAATGGGTCTAAGTATTCGACATACTGTACTTTTTCACCATTGATAGTACGCTCAACAACAACCCATACTTCAGTTGTATCACCAACTGGAATTGAAGCAACTGATTTTACTTTGGCATGGTTTTTAATAATGTGTGTGCCTGACCCTGTACCAATCTGATGTACGGTACGATCTACGGCTTGTTTATAAGTTCTTGCTAATTCAATAGTGTCTGCATCTACTGCAATCACATAATACGTTTGACCATTAACAAGACCATTGATGTCATCATTGCCGTTGTTGTCGTAAATAATTGGGTCACCTGTTGTGTACCCATGTGCTGTTATTGTGAAATAACCATTTTGTAGGCTATCACTGCCGTAATCTGTCAAATCTGTAGCAGTGTCAATTTCGTGACTAATATAACCGCCAAGGATATGACGATGCCATGCTACAACGTCTTCTTCACGTTTATAAGTCATTCCTAATAGAACACCATCATCACGCACTGCCCAATAAATACTTTCAGGTTCTTGAGCGTATGTAACGTCTGTAATCCCTGTACCTGTAATATGTTCCGCTAATAGACACATATCTGGCGCAGCATACGCATCATCTTCAAATTGATACGCAAACTCACGAATTTTCTTACGTTCTTTTTGTACGAATAAAACTACGTTACCGATTTGGATAGGTTCTGTAGTCCATCCACCGTATGTAGTCTGTTGCGTAATTGTCACATTATCTGGCTTTAGTGGTTCACCAGTAGGTCTACCTACCTTAAATTCACCGCCTGCAGTGCCTACAACAAGGTCACGGGCAGGTGCTAACCAACGAATTACGTTAACTTTGTTTGCTGCAATTGTGTAAATAAACGCATCTGCAGCGTCACCCGCGCCTGCATCAAAGTCTGTGTACAGCCCTGATTGGGATGCCCAGATTGTTTGGGGAAAATATGTTGAGCCTGCGAATACTAAACGCTGCTCATAAAATGATACTGTACGCGGGTAACCTGTGTGTTCTGACCATGCGCCTAATGCCCATTCTGTTGTAGCGGCAGCAGAGCCTATATCTTTTTTAATTTCCCATGTAACTTGGGTATTTGACGTATATCCTGTAATTACGCCCCAACCATCTTTCATCTTTACCAAACGTCCAATATCGTCTGTATGGAAGCCTGTTAGAGTGCCAACATCAGGAAATGCGCCAGAAGCCGTTAAAGTACGTCCTGTGCCTACGCCTGTAGCAGATGAAGTAAATGTAAAACTTGAAGTGTTATCGTCTAAAAAAGGGCCGCCTTCAAACGTTTCATCACCAATTGTCCATGATGTATGCCCTGTACGGGTTAGTTTTTGCGGCGGCAGCGTTTCATGCACGATGTACATGATGTCCGCTGATTGCGTGTACTGAATCTCATAAAGCATGCTTTCAGTAATGCTAGTAGAGATTTCATATATTTTGTTTCCAACACCACCTGATGTGTATGCCGTATATGCGCTGCTGTCAATATTGTTACCATCAAGGTCTTGCAATGCAAAAGTATTTGTAGATGCTGATGCTACTTTGTATCGTTTGCCATTGATCTCAGTCATACCAACAACTTCAGTGATAATAACTTCATCACCGTTGCTGTATCCGTGACTTGCTGATGTAACTACTGCAGGATTAGCCTGTGTAATGGCTGTAATTGTTTTATCGTTTTCAGTAATAATACCGTTGTCTTTGTAGAAACGGATATATTGGTCACCAAACTCTAATATGTAACTTTGCTCAACGTTAAATTCAAATGGAATCAAACGTATTGTTGCTGTGTGATCTTTTACTGGGCCAACGTATTTAGTGCCATATCTACGCGCTGCACCCCCTTGTGGGAATACAGTCATGTTCTCAAGTGTTTCTAGGCCATTAGCATATTTTTTAAAGTCAATCTGACCTGCTAACTTGGGGGTTAGTTCACCTGCTGTAAAATTTGATTGAAACGGATGTACCCTAGCCATTATTTTCTAAAGTCCGTAAATGTTGTTGAAACTAGGTCATCAATAAATCCTTCTTGACCATCAACACTACGGGCTTCAGATAGTTTGGCTTGATACATTTTTTCCATCTGCGCCTGTAGTTGTGCGCTTCCTGTTATTGCATACGCTAAATCTACAGCCAACTTAGATGTAAGGGTTTCTACAAACATTGCATCAAATAGCGTTGGGTCAGTGATTCGCGCTATGTACAAAATCTTTGCTGTACTTTCATCAGTCAGCAAGACCCTGCCATTAGTTGCATCGTTCTCAATCTTGAATATGTAATCTGGATAACTCATTTCCAACACACGCAAACAATATGGGTCTGTTGGTAGCGCATACATGTAGTTAAAGCCGTATGCGGGAGTATCAGATAACTGAGGCAAAGACGCTCTAGTTATCGCAAAATTCCAAGGATGTGCGCGTAGTACAGTGTCACGCGCATCTGGGAAAAAGGCATTACAAAGACGCGCTCTTTCTGTATCGTCAGTAAGACTTGTGATAGGTGCATCACCTAACCGTCTTAAAGCATTACTACATATTGATACGTCTGTTGCCATACTAATCCCTTTAATAAAGGCAGGGGGGTTTTTACGCCCCCCAACCTAATGTTACTTAGTCGGTAACGTATTGCATGCTAAGTACGATAGTACCTGTGCCTGCTGCGCCACCCATAGTAACTGTTACTGGCATACCAGTTGCATCAGCATCAACTTCTAAACCGTAGTTTAGAGCCAATGTTGCTGCACAATCTGCAAGTCCTGCTGAAGCAGAAGATGCTGCTGCTTTGAAAGCCGCTGCACCCGCTGATACTGCTGAACCTGAAGAATCAGTATGCGCTGCATAACCTACAGAGAGAGTTGTAGATGAACCTAGTGCATCGTGTGCAATAGTTCCGCCAACAATCCTTGCTCCGTTAGGCAAGTTGAACATTTCAATGACATCACCAGATGCTAATGAAGACGCTTCATAAGTAGCGTAAGCAATTCGCACCCTTCCTGCCATTTCGTTCGTTTTTACTCGATCAGTTGGGTTGTTTTGACTCCAACTGGTCTTCTGTGCTGAATATACAGTAGCCATGTTTCAACCCTCCTTATTCGTTACAAGCGATTTCTACAACTTTTTCGTCTTCTACTCGCGTAGCACCGATAGTCATTGATAGAAATACCTGAGTTGCATAATTCTTGTCTGCACGTTCAGAGATACGAGTGTTCACATCCTGACCTACAGCAAGCCCGATTCCAGACTGCGTAAACGCCAAAACTTGTCTGTCTGAGTTTGAATCAAGACCTAGACGCTCAGTTCGTAGGAATTTGAATCCTAGATAAGTGTCGATTTGGCCTTGTACCAAACTTTTAACACTTGCGTAATCAGCAGAAGTTACCTTCGTGATGTTAAGCAAGTTAGACATTTGTTTTGAAGTTACTACACAATAGCGTGCTTCATCTGGGTCAACATCGTTAGCATCAAGAATTTCTTTTGCTTCGATTAGTTTTTCCAGAGTAAGGCCTGCTGAACCATGTGCAATCTTTTGTGCTGAAGGAAGTGCAACAGTAGTACCGCCACTAACACCGCCAAAAGCGTTGCCTGTTGCTGCACTAATAATTGCATCGTCCATAGCACGGCCCATTGCCCATGCGCCTGCCATTGCGTATTCTGATTGAGGTGAGATAAGCATTCTTACCTTATCTTCATTATCAATCAAATCTGCCCAATCGTAATCGTCCATAGTGACTTTACGTCTTGAGTGTGGTGTGTCCATTCTTGGGGTATCAGAGTGGCGAGAAGTTCGCTTCTGAGCCGCAACAGAACCAATTCGCTCAAAGAAGTGCGATTTACCTGTAACTGTTTCAGTTCTAACCGCATCCCTTAAACGTGAACCTTTCTGCTGCGCCAAGTGGAACACATTACTTTTGTACTGTTCTACAAAAGCAGTTGTGATTTCTACTGACATAGTAGTTCTCCTTTGTTTAAGTTTAACATTTCACGGTTTTTATCCTTTGCAGGGAAACCTTACAGTTAACGCACTGTCGAACGGATTTTAAGGCATCACACCTACAATCAAGGTTGTCCGATTAACGGGCCTTAATAATGTAATTCAAATATACCATATAAGTTGTTAATTACCATGCACTTTTTCCATGAGTTGACGCATACGTTCCACAGCCGTTCTGTGGTCTGGGTGTTTTGCATCAAAATATGGATGATTTGCATTAGCAAATGTTGCACTAATTTCGTCCTGCGCGTCCAACCTATTGGCTGCTAGAGTATTATTCTGCGTATTTTGCGTCATATCCTCTGTGACTTCAGCACCTAATCGTGCAAACAACTTAATTACCGCAGGATGGTTACCTGCAGTGGTATTCATAAGTTCCATCATTTCATCATCGCCGTAAACCTGCAATGCACGTTGTGCGGCTTTAATATTTTTACTGTAATCAAGACCCCATTCTTGCTTCAGATAAGTTTCTGTTTCTTCTTTCTGAGCAGCAAGCATAGCAGGTTCGTTTTCCAACTGGCCTTGAATTGCACCTGCTTGGTAGTTAATCAAAGCATCTACTTGTTTTTGATTAAGACCAATTTCGTGCGCTACATTTTTAAATTGATTTAGTTCATTATCACCAAAATACGATTCCATGCCTTCAGGCACTTTGGTTTCATATCCTGTCGGTTCATCTGGTCTACCCAGTTTGCCGTACAATTCTTTGAAACCTTCGTCATCTTTTGGAATCGGAATACGGTTACCCATCTGCTTTTGCTGATGAACAACTGTTTTAGCAAGACTTTCTACATCTTTAAAGTTTGATAAAGTAGGGTCGTTTTTAAGATCGTCAGGTAGTGATGATTTCCAATCAAGGTTATCGCCCACTCCTTCAGACCCAAGTAGCGTACCCGCTTCCTGAGTTACCTGTTCTTCGGTGGTAACGGCCTCTGCGTTTTCTGACATTTATGTATCTTTCCTTTCTTTTATCATTGATTTAATGCGTAGAAATAAACTACGCTGTCCTTCCTTGTATGCAGTTGCATACGGGTCAGAAGAAAAACTAATTCTATTCCCGTAGGCTGCCTCCAAGTCTTCTAGCACTTTTTCACCCGCAGGTGTTGAAAAACACTGTTTGTAGTTTTCTACTAACTCAGTGTGTTCTTTGTGCAATTCTTCAAATTGTTCTGCGTCTGCCATTATTTTCTTGTGCCGATCTTAGGAAATCCCTTCTTCATATTTTCGTAATTGTTAGCGGAAATAGTAGATTTGGATTTAGGTCGGCTGATTCCTTTCTTTTTTCTTTCGTTGATGTTGTGATAAAGACCTTTTTTCATTACATCAATTCCCGTTCTGCCTGTTGCGTAGCCTCAGTCATTACATCTTGAACATCTGGGTCTGCAACTGCTTTGGCTGCTTCAGCCTGCATCTTACCTGTTTGTGCTTGCTGTTGTTGTGCCATCATCATTTGTTGTTCCATTGCTGCCTGTGCTTGTGCTTCACGTTTCTCAGCAACGTCTTCCCTAGAAATCAAGATAGATTTAGGTACGCCTAGCAATGTTGCACGCATACGGATTGCTTCATCATGGTTGATGTTGTCCATAATTGTTGGGTCTATCTGCGCTACGTTTGCTGCAAGTTGATATAAACGATCAATTGCTTGTGCTTCTTCCATTCGCTGCGAGCGTGCCAATGGCCCTACATATTCAATATCCATCTTGGCCTCTTGGATATTGTCAGGTGGAGGGAGCAACGCACCTGCTCTGAACATGATGCCAAAGACACGCTCAATCAGCGGGTTGAGAAATTCGCTTTGGAATCTTCCCAACGTTGGGCCAAGAAGACGTTGCATCAGTTCATAACGAACCTGCACTTCTGTTGCAGTCATTTGTGGCCCTTCCTGCAACTGTAATTGATCTGAGTAGTATGCTTGACGAATTGCAGTCCTTAACTGCGTTTCTTTCATGTCCGTGATTTGCCAGTTGCTACCAATCTGTAATGGTTTGATAGCACCGTCATTACGAATAACTGTGATGCCTGCAGGTGTAGTTCTTACTCTGCCAATGACACCATCATCCTGTACCAAAAGTGGGGGGTCAATTGCTTTCGCCCATGCTTTAAGTCCAATTTCTACGGCTTTGTTTAGCGTTTTAATATCTGGTAACGCGTTATAACTTGGTGAACGTCCATAGATTTCACCTGTTGCTTTAGACCAACGCGGTACTAAATATGGGAATTCATTGTAACCACCAGTACGCACAACCATTTTGTCTTCCTGACAAACATGGCAACTGTGGTATTTGAGTTTAGTTGCTACTTTTCCAGTAGCACGCTTGTAATCAATTGATGGTTCTACTGCATGAATAAATACAAATTCTTTTTCAGGTTTGTTTTTTGCAGCCTCTAGGATTTTTTCGCCAAGGTTGTCTTCACCGAATTCTTGTACTGCTTGTCGTGCAGACATTTTGTACTTACGGTACACAGTGTCGATAAATCCATTGTTATTTTCTTGTATGTAAAACTCGTTAATGTGTAATGTTTTGAAATGTATTCCATTGTCTTTAAACCCATCTTTGTGTTCTTCAACAAATAAACACCCAGTACCAATGGATGTTAAATCAAGATACATTTCATGCACTTCAGTATTGAAGTTCGCATCGTTAAATGCGTCATACATACGTCTAGCGGTATCTTCTAACCACAATTGTGTTTGATGATCTTCGTTAGATTGTTTGTCACGCAATTTAATTGAGAACCAAGGCAATGATGGTGAAGTTAGTGTGCCTTGTAGACTTGCTGAGAGCAGAGTGTTTGCAGTTATTGCTGTACTGTCAAAAAGAACCTCAGTACGTTTTTCACCTTTTGCTCTTACTAAAGTAACGTCTGCCTTACGCGGCATTACATAGTCAAGGATTTCCTGCCAATGGTCTTCCCAAGTACCTCGGTTAGACTCCATTGCGCCTAGACGTTTTTTTACATAATCAAAAGGGGTTAAAGTATCCATTATGTAATTGTTCCGCCTAACATTGTCTTCTTAGTTTCGGCTTCTTCATCCACGCCCATACCAGAAGTCAAAATAGTTCCATATTGACCTTTTTTTCTAGTAGCCAACATTTTTGCTTTTTCTTCTGCAACCGCTGCCTCTTTCTCTGCTGTACGATCTGTCACTGAAGTATCTACAGGTGGCGGCATTGCAGGTGATGATTTCATACCCATCTGCATTCCTCCTTTAATATTCCGTAAAGGGCAGCATCAATCCATTTGCCATTTACCTTCATAGTTTTACGAACAACGCCTTCCTTGACAAAGCCTACGCCTGCAAGTAATCTTTCGTTTCTTTCGTATCCATTGACACACATTGCTGTCATTCTACTACATTTACACTGATTGAACGCATAATCAAACATCAATTTTATATTTCTTCGTTGGCACACCCTTGGGTCATCTATTGCCAAGTGAACAAATATGTTATGTCCATCATAGTCTGAAAACAGTAAACAACCTAATATTTCGTCTGTTTCAGTTTCTACAAATAAAATAAACCTATCCGTTTCTTCTGCTTCACGCAGAATATGCGCTCTAGGCGCAATATAATCGTATGCACGCTCCCGTATTTCTGCGTCAACGCGCACTTCGATCATTATGCTGCGCCGTAATTAGTTTTCCGTCTACGTCTTCCACCTTGAGAAGCACCACCAAGAACAGTTTTAGCAACGTTTGCTTCTTCTTCAACGCCTGCTGCTCCTGTCATCATAGTGCTGCCACCATATCCTGCGCCTAATGTTGCGCCTTTATCTGCTAGTGCTGCTGCTTTAGCAGTTTGTGCTTCTGCTGCTTTTGCTTCTGCTTTAGCCGCTGCAGGTGCAGGTGCTTGCGCTACTACTGGTGCAGGTGCAGGTTTCTTTGGTGCTAGACCTACGGCTTTTGCAATAGTTCTTACTACTCCGCCCATAGTTTTTCCTTTCCTAAGTTATGCAAACACATTAAAACTACTGTCCGAATATATTTGCGTTGGTTCATAATTTTTAACCCTAGCCTTTCTGACTGACATAATTGCGTATCTTGCTGCAGATATGACATCATCATGCTTAAATACGATTTTACCGTCTTTTCGATGGTACATTCGTAATTCTTCTAGTAACTTACTTTGGTTATTAAATATTTTCAATCTATTAGTCATAAACCGCGTATACATTTCTTGAATCCCCGCTTCAACAGAAATTCCTCCTGAACCTTCTTTTTGACCTGCTGATGGCGGGTTTGTAAAGTGTTCACGCGTCATGTTTACGCCTTCATTACGATATTGCTCTGTCAAACTTTTACCAGAACCTTTGTCTGCCTGTCTTCCGTCCATCGGCCATATTACAGGTATCCAGTTGCCACGCGATTTAATAGCACTAGCGTGCATTGGCACGGCTTCCTGTGACATTGCATAGGTATCGTAGATGTAAATTACATCTGAATCTCTATCCCATGCTGCCCATGCAGCAGCAGTCGGGTGATCCCATCCAAAATCAAGACCACAAATTCTAGGCCAAAACTCTGGTATTTCAATTGGGTCACAAATCATATCTGCTTCAGGTAATGGAAATACCAAGCCTGAACCTAATTGCGGAATACCTTGTTCACGCATTTTACGTTCATGTGGGGGTAGCGCAGCTAATATTTGTTGACGCACCTCGGCAGTCATGTGTGGTGCATCATCCCACCCTGCCTGTATGAGAGCCTGCCCATCCCTTAGATCATTGACAAACTGCGCTACAGTTTCAGTCATACCGCTTTCTGGAGTAAATGTCATGTAGACAATTCCGCCTTTATCAGCAGTACGCGTCAATGATTGAGTATATATTGATGATGGTGGTTCTTCGTCTAGCCAAATAACGTCTAGCGATTCACCCATCCATTTTTCTTTGCCCATTTCGTAGGCTTTGAATGCTAATCGTGACCATCCGCCTGTTACATGTTTAATGACAAGGCTGTTCATGGCATTTGGTACACCTGCTTTTCGTACCGTTTCACCGATTAACCTTAGTGGAATAGACCCAGTACCTTTAGCCGTAGGGTCATCAGGTTGCCCTACCAGTTCTTTTTGGCATATATCACGGGTAGTTTCGTTAGATGCGCCACCCGCCCATGCCCGTATAGGGCGCGTAAATTTTTTGCCTTCCCACCAGTCTGGATATAACCCAGTAAGATGGTAAGCCATTTCCATAGCACCAGAAAACGATTTACCGATACGGTTACCCGCCATAAGTAGTCTTTGTTGCGCTATGGTATTGTGGAATTTTTTTTGATAGTCATAGGGTTCGTAATGCGCCATTCGATTAGTCGCTTTACGGTGTTCTAATTCTTTGGCGATTTCTAACGCCCTTGCTAATGCTTCATTGCTCATAACTTAGCAAGATCATCACTATGTACCATTATCCAAAACCCTTTCCGATTTTTTTCGCATAATGCAATTACTGGGGTCTTTTCTTCAGCATCCGCTAATTTCTTAGTTTCATCCCATAATGACACCACAGAATGCTTGGCACGCAGTTTACATTCAATAAACAGGTCATCGTGTATGACATCAGCCCTAGTAATCTTGCCGTTGCCGCCCGACAAAGCAGTACGCTCACCACCAAAGTAAGCAGCCACCTGTCGTTCACGCTGTTTCCATGCTTTATCACCCATAAATAACACTATACCCGAAAATTAACCTAGCACAACCCCAATGTCCTATGCGTTAACTTACGTTAATATCTAAAAATGCCCTCCGCTGTACGGATGAATCCATTGTATATAGCAGGGCGAGGCACTTTGGGGGGTGGGGGGTCGATTTGGCGGGCGCGTCTGTGAGATTCGATGCCTGTCTGTGTGCGTATATAGGATGCAGACACATTTAGCCCGTGACCTTTTAACAAGACCGCAGGGATGAGGGCTGCTTTGCTCAGGATGCGCGTGTGTGTGTGCAATGAACCATTCTTCTGGGGTGGATTGGCAAGGCTGCCTGATGTGTCTTCCCCTATATGTGTGTAATAGAGGGAAGCAGAAGAAGGATGGTTTAGTGTTCTGTTTCTTTGACTAGACCGCCGCCGAGTGATTGCAGCAGGTGGTTCAGTTCTGTCTGTAGTTCTTCGTCTGTACGTTGCTTGGTTACGTCTTCTACCTTGTGGACTGTCTGGTAGCCTGTACGATCTAGGATGCTATTGATTGCCCCTAACTTGACCGCAGGCGATACCTTGTCATCACTGATGAGGCTTTGGAGTTTCTCAACCGCCATAGGTACAGCACCGCCCAACGCCTGTCGTGTTGCGTCATCTATCTGGGTGGCTAGTTTCTTCTTGAGTTCGTAAGCCTGTTGTTCGGCAGTTGCAGCAGAGTACCCCGCACTGATGGCGGACTGTGTTGCGTTACCCGTCTGACTAAAGTAGTGGACGAATAACTTTTGCTTATCTGTCAACGTTTTATCGCTCATATCAACATTATAACCTAAAGTAGTGGCATATCAATATATAAGTGAAAATAAATTCTTGCGTACACTCTGGAATGTGTTATATAATTAACCTACGTTAAACAACAATGAGGTAAACAACATGGACAACGAAACCATAAAGCAAGCGGTTCAGATGCGTAAGGCGCACTTGAATCTTATCAAATGGGCTTTGAACGAAGGCTGCAGCATCAACGTGTATTGCGAGGGTGATGCACTGGTTGAGGGTTCTACAAAGTACACCGAAATCAAAGATCACACCGAATCAGTGGACATTGCTGAATTAGTGTTCTTCAAGGATGGTGTGCGTAAGGGTTGGGCATTGATCGTCTTTGGCAATGAGGATGATGAATTGGTGTCTGATTACACCGCTAACGATTGGATGGAATCTTGGTGGGAGCAGTTCAACGCAATGTGGGAGGCAACACAATGAAAACGTTTCTAAGAGTATTTGGCGGCCTTGCGGTCGCCATTGGTCTATTGTCAATCATGGGCAGTGCAAATGATTGCGATGGCAAGTGCATGGAGTATGCGAACGACATACCAACCATGCTGATGGTCATAGGTTATGGCCTTGTCGCTATGCTAGGCGGAGCAGCGTGCTTATATGCCGCTGAACGTTTCTAATGCGTATCGACATTGAGAACATCAACACATTTCAAGGTTGCATCCCTAGCGGGTGCGATCTTGTTGTGTATGAGAAGGGAACAGACCCGCAGGATGGGTTTGTATTGTATGGGTTTGATGAGGTTGGCGAGTTGGAAGACATCTTTGACATCAAAAAACCTAAATATTGCTTTTTATCAACAACAACAGAGGAAGGAAAACAATGAGCAAAACAAAAAACGCAAACTGGGATTACATCGAAGGTCTTGACACTTCATCGTATGACATGCAATCGGCACAGGCTGAAACGCAGTTCATGGTGAGTAAAACGGCTGAAGATGTTGCAACGTTTACAAAGCAGGAAATTGAGTGGTTCGCTGAAGCACTGGTGACCTACAACAAGGACAAGGCGGCAGATATTGCCACAATGCTGCATTTTGAAATGCAGGACAGGGAATACCGTCACATCACTGACATCAAAAAGACCACAGAAACAGGCGGCACACACCTACACGGACACATCAAGCGCACATACGCGCAACTGGTTGAAGTGTTTGGCGAACCGCATTTTGTGTACATGCCGCGAGCAGGTGCAGAGGATAAGATTGACCGTGAATGGGCTTTCAAGTTTCCTGATGGTCGTGTGTTCACTGTCTACAACTGGAAGAACGGAAAAGCCTACTGTGGCACAGATGGCCTTGATGTTGAGGATATAACGGATTGGAACGTAGGCGCACATCAATCGTCTGCATACCATGACCTTACAACGTTGCTAGATATGAAACTAGGGAAGGAGCAGTAATGCAGCAGGATAAATTCTTGTCAGTAGATTCTGTCTGGGTCAAGTCAATCGTTGATGACCATTTGAAAGGTCTTAGCCCGTCACAGCGGGTTGAGGCTTTCCAATATCTACGGGTTAACCTTGACCAACTTTATCAGGGATTAGATGAGGGCTTGCGCCTTTGCCTTGATGATTGGCAGAAAAAGAAAAACGCGGGTGACTTGTGATCTGGCGTTTTATGTTAAGCGGATTCATCTGGACTCTTGCCCTGTTCCTTGCATGGGATGGGGCGAGTCTGGATGCAATCATAGTCGCATTATGGGGCGTGATAAACATTTGGCACGCTATCGAATCAAATAGAAGAAAGGAAATGAAACAATGAGCAAAGCAAAAGCAATCGAACAACTGAAGGAAATCATCAACAAAGGTGATACCATTTACTATATCGTCAAACAGGTATCAAACAGCGGTGCGTATAGGCATCTGGATTTCCACAAGTTTGACATCAAGGATGAATTTAGAGAAGGCGAGGACAGGATTGTCAAATACTGGTTGACGCGCTTGATGTGTGATGCACTGGAATACAAATTCAAAGACAAAACCAGTTGCATGGGTGTTTCAGGTGGTGGAATGGATATGGGTTTCCATGTGATCTATCAACTGAGTCATCTGCTGTATGGTGATGGTTACGCACTAAAATACAGCCAGTTGTAATCACTCATAAAACAAATTATTTCTTGTGAACGGGTTGGATGGATTTATCTGACCCGTTTTTTTATCTTTATAGTCTAACCAATCCAACACATGCTGCAGCAGTTCTTTCTGCTCACCAAAGTTGCCCGTAAATTCTGCAGGGCTTTGATGATAGCCATACGTTCCGCGATGATGCAGATAGCACAGGGGAATGACCTCAAAATGACTAGACCTTCTGCCCATGCCCGTCTGGTGTTTGATGTGGTGCAGTTCTGCAGGTGAATCATAATGACCTAATATTGCGCAGGCGATGCAACCCAAATCAGCCACGCGTGACATGTGTTTCTTTTCTTCAGCAGTTGCCGCCTTCTTAGCCATATTGTTTCCGTTCAATGGTCTGGTTAATCATGTTCGTCTTCCATTTTTCAAAGTTAATATCAACGATTTTCTTTTCCCATGCCCATTTGAGTTCTTCTTCTATCGCCATGCCTAACGCTTCAATGTGTTTTTTGTAGCGTTCATCAGCACGCGCCTCACGTTCCTGACCTGCTGCAGTCTTCTCACCTTTGACCATGTATTCCTTCATTAGATCAGACAACATGATTTGTCTGCCGTGTTCTAGCACAACTACATCACGCTTTGCGGCTGCATGTTTCTGCCCAATCTCACGCAGTTTGTGCAGTTGTTGTTCTTTAGCGTCTTCCGACATAAGCACCCCCATTTGATTTGGCTTTTTTGATTTGAAGATGACGCAGGAAGCCTTTGACCTCATCACCTACAGGCATTGGCATCACGCGTTTGCTGTGAGGAAAATGCCCAAACTTTTCTTTGAATGTCCAATCTGCCCAACCTTGCTTGTATCCTTTTTGCTTAGAGTGATACAAAAGTTGCGCGTAAAAATCCTGTTTGTTTTGTGCTGTGATTTCGTCCTTGGCTTTCTCAAGTTCAACCAATCTGCCTTGCTTTATTAAAACTTTTTTGTCTGCTTCCGTTGGTGCGTGACCACACACAGGGCAAGTTCTGTAGACTCTGGTGGGCTGATACACAGCATTGCATTGAGTGCAGGTGAACGGCTGCTTTTCAATGGGTGTGGATTTCTTTTTAGGTCTGGTAATTTTATCTTCCGTAAGTTCCCATTCAGGTACATCTTCAGGGAATCCGTGTTCATAAACGCAGCCTGCATGGTCAATGATTAAGGTGTCATCCTTGCCTTCAAACGGGCGTAATGATCTACCCACCATCTGCAGATACATGCCATACGATTTCGTTGGTCTGGCAAGGACAACGCATGACACTTTAGGTTCATCCCAACCTTCCGTCAAAACCTGACAGTTGGATAGCACTTTGATTTTGCCAGTATGTAAATCATGCAGCACAGTTTCACGTTCCAACTCATCCATTTCACCATCTACATGACCTGCAGGAATGCCGTTGTCTTTGAAGATTTTGGCTATGAACCTGCTATGGGCAATAGATGTAGCAAAGACAACCGTTGGTCTGTTCTCTGCATGTCGTATCCAATGCGTAACCAAGTCACCCACTAACTTAGGTTTATTCATTCGTGTGTTTAGGCCGCGCTTCTCATAATCACCTGCCATAATCTTCAGACCTTGCAAGTCTGGCATAGTCGGTGCAACAACACGGTTAGGAACAAGGTAACCTTCACTGGTCAACTTGCGTATGTTTCCGCATTCAACAAGATCATCATAGACACCACCCAAACCTTTGCCATCATTGCGTACAGGTGTAGCAGTCAGGCCAATCACATAGGCATCTGGATACTCGTTAATTAAATCTTGGAATGACTTGCTGACTGAACGGTGTGCTTCATCCAGAATAATCAAGTCTGCACGGGGCTTCATAAAATATTTGTTGTCTTTGCGAATTGTGTAGGTCTGAATACTGGCAACTTGTGTCCTTGCACCTATGTTGCCTGACCTACCTGCCATCAACACGCCATGTGATACATCAAATTGACGTAATTTATCTGAACATTGGTTCACCAGTTCCCGTCTATGTGCAACAAACAGACAGTTTTTCAATCGTTGTTCTGCTGCTTGTATCATGGCACTGGCAATCACAGTCTTACCGCTACCCGTTGGAGCAACTAACAGTATTCGTTTGTTGCCTACACGCATTGACTCCCGCAGGTTTTCCAATGCTATTTCTTGGTAATCTCTAAGGCGCATATCTACTCCAAATATCTTTTACCTGAAACAACACTTCATTGTGGTCTTCAGGTGGGTTACACGCGTTGGCAAACTTCAGTGCTTCATCACGCGCATAGTCTTCTGACTCACCCCTCATCCGTATAGCAATGAGCATCTTGACTAACGCAGCATGTCTATCACCCTCACCCACACCATATCTAAGCGTGCCTGAGTATTTACCTTGGTACATAGAAGGCTTGTAGTCTGATCTAATCACAGGTTTCTGTGGTCTTTGTAACCCTAATCCGTCACGAATCTCTGCCATTTTGTATGGCGTATCTATAGATGTCGCTTTGACTATTTTGATTGGATACGGTTTTGATTTGTTGTGGAAAAAGCCTGCAATCCGCATCACACGCGGCAGGTCTTTGACAACTGGGTCTGAATTAAACTTTGCAGCCAATGCTTGTTGATACAAAGTGAATGATTCGATTGGCATGTCATCCACTAACCAATAGCAATGGTATTTGTTAGGTGATGTGTTGAGGATGATGTTGGGCTGCAGATCAAACTTATCAGGCAATGGCGCACCATCCAAATCAATGAACACTGACCTAATTTTGGTGATGTTCTTTGTAGTCCTGCCTTGCAAATCAGTCTGATTGACAGTGAAAAATACACCCGCACCCTGCTTGTTCAGTGACCATAGTTCTTCAAGGTGTTCCTCAAGTGTGCCATGTAATTGTCTAATAATCCTGCGATTCTTGCCTTTGTCGCAGAACGTTTGGAAACTATGGTGTGTTCCAAATGCTTCTATGAATACAGCATAGTGACTATTCGGGTTGTACCTCATCCTTACCCCATCGTTTTTCTGCACCTTTTCTGCCTGCTGCTTGACGCTTCTTACGGTTCTCTGCCTGTTCCTTGCGTTCTTCTTCTGCTTGCAGACAGATCAAATAAATACCACCGCTTTTGTCTTTGACCTGTTCAAACATGTCCTGCATGTTAGGCCACATCTTCTTGACCTTCTCAATCGTGCAGTTACACATCCTAGCCATGACTTCGTAATCAAATGGTATTTTGAATCCGCGCCAACAATGACAGTAAAGCAGAATGTATGCGCCTTGTTCTTCAAGCGTCATCCTCATTCTGTTTGGTTCGCTAATCCAATCGTTTGCGTAAAACTGGAACGCAGGCGATTGTTCATGTGTCTGTCGTTTTCTCATTGTTGCCTGTTAATTTTTGTTAATGACTTAATATACCTGTGATGTTAACCTATGTCAACAACCAAATTAAGGTTGGCTTCTGTCTGCTCTATCTTGGGTGCAGTTGAAGGTGAAGGTGAAGATGAAGGTGAAGATGAAGGGGATACTTTTGCCATTAGCAAAAACATGGTTAACCATTGGCGTTGCCATAGCATTGCCATAGCATTGCCATACTTTATGGGTAAAAAAAGGGAGGCAGGCCAACAATGAGAAAAGCCTTACCTCCCTGCCGCTAGTATTTTTAACCTAAGCCTGATGGTCTACCCCCTGCGGCGGCGGGGCAATTTCGTTAGCAAGATCAGGTCTGATGTAGTTTAGATCAAAGTCACCTAAATCTGCAATTTGGTAAGCACGCAGTTGCGGTACTACCTGCCATTTTGATACAGCAGGATGGCTAATATTCAACAAACGTGCCAAGTTCCTGCCGCCATATTTGGCAACAATCTCAGTCTTTCGCTCTTTAGCAAGTTCGTACAATAAACTCATTTGTCATAACCTTCGTTAACTTATAAGTATAATACAGTCCTGTTTAACTTATGTCAACAAATTGCTTGACTTATGTAACCTACGTTAATATAATGACCGTTCCAATAGTAAATATACAAAAAGGAGCAAATATGAGTCTAATAGCAAAAACAGTGGACAATGAGTCCAAGTACCCTGAAGTACCTTCGGGCGTACACAAAGCACGATGTGTCAAGGTCATTGATCTTGGTACGCAAGAGAACAACTACGATGGTCAAACCACATGGAAACACCAGTGCATGATTATCTGGGAAGTTCCTGCTGAGTCTAACAACAACGGTGAGCCGCTGACTATCAGCAAGTTCTACACGCTATCTCTACATGAGAAAGCAACGTTGGGTTCAGACCTATCATCATGGCGAGGCCGTCCGTTTACTGAGTTAGAGAAGAAAGGCTTTGATATTTCTAACTTGGTTGGCGTTCCTTGTTACCTCAATGTGATGGAAGGTAAGAACGGTAAACCGCGTGTGTCATCTATCATGCCGTTACCTAAAACTGAGGAATTGGCAGATCAGTTCCATGAATCAGTGGTGTTCAGCATTGATGAGTACCAAAAAGGTAACCGTGATGAGTTCAACAAACTGCCTGACGGTATTCGTAACATCATTCTAAGGTCTAAAGAGTTAGCAGATACTCAAGACTTGGGGGATGAACACAATGGTGAGGACGTACCAGACTTCACCAATGATGAAGATGTACCGTTTTAGGGGGTAGTTATGAAAATCACAAACAATCAAAACTTACCTGCTGCAGTTGAACGTGCAGTAACTAATGACCCTTATGATGCTAGTGGTAGTGACATTTCTGCAACACGTTTGTTGCAACCACCACGCATAACGGTGTTAACCAAACGACACTGGGAATCCCTAGAAGAAGACGTATCAGACCGTATCTGGTCTTTGCTAGGCCAATCAGTACACCATGTCATAGAACGTGCCTCAGAAGGCACTGAGGACATCACAGAGCAACGTTTATTCGTTAAGAATGACTTGACTCATGGATGGACATTATCGGGCGCATTTGACTATCTATCGCACGATGGACAACTGATTGACTTCAAGACCACATCTGCATGGTCTGCAATGGATGCCTCAATCAAAGGTAAACCAGAATGGGAAGCACAACTTAACATTCTTGATTGGCTGATTCGTAATTCGGATACAAAGATCAAGATTAAAGTTAAGTCCTTATCTATCATGGCAATACTGCGTGATTGGTCTAAGTTAAAAGCGTTAACTTCAGACAACTATCCAAAGCAGCAGGCTGTTATGATACCGATTAAACGTTGGACACCTGAAGAACAGGACACCTATGTATCTAATCGTATCATCCTGCATCAAGCAGCAATGGAAGTTGAAGAACCACCAGTATGTACGCCTGATGAACGTTGGAACAAACCAGATACATACGCCATTATGAAAGATGGACGTAAGTCTGCGTTAAGGTTGCTGCCTACAATGGAAGAAGCCAAAAAATATCTTGAGGCTAATAACATGAAGGAAGGCAAAGGTTGCCAGATTGTACTGCGTAAGGGCGAGGATACACGTTGCGCTCATTACTGCAGTGTCAATAAGTTCTGCAGCCATTGGAACAATGTCGAGTTTTAAATTAACTAAAGACCCTGTAGTCGCTGCTATAATCAAAAAAGCCAATGATCGTTCTAATCAAGGCTTAGATGATTATGGCGGCACTATGGCAGACGCAGACAAACATCTGCTAGAGTGGATAGATGATGCCCAAGAAGAATTGTGGGATACCATAGTCTATCTTGAGAAAATCAAACTGATAGTAGGAAGGTTGACAGGCCATGCCCCTAAAACGCGGAAGCAGTGACAAAACCATAGCACAAAACATTCGTACCTTACGTCAAGAAGGTGCGCCCCGTAATCAAGCAATTGCCATAGCAATGGAAAAAGCGAGAAAAAAACAGAAAGAAAAAGACAAAAAGTAATGGATTTAATTATCTATACTGATGGTCTTTACCATCTAATTCCTGTTACTGAACGAATGTTACAGAATGTTACATTGATAAAGGGATTTAATATCGCTGATTTATGCGATGTACTACGGTTAAAACTGACCGTTTACTATGACCACCCCATCAATCAACATTTAATGAAAGATGGGAGTGGTGCTTTTTATGGTTGTATTCTGCGTTAGATGCACAACTAACTATCCAGTTAAGTATCAGCCATCCTATTGTGCAGAGTATTATCCAACCCCGTATTGTGTTCATCAATTAAGTTCAAAATGTGGCGCATCAATGAATGGTCTTTTACGTTCTGCACGCCTCTCATCTATGTAACTATTCATTGCGTCTTCCATAGATAGATTCCATTCAGCAATGTCTGGCACTGTCCATGCAGCACCCCACCTGATTCGTACACCCTGATTCCTTGCAGCCTCACGCATTGCTTCTGCAATATCATCGTACACGTTTAGTTCCCATGTACCCCTGCCATCAATGTATGCCATCAAATCTACTGCATCACCTGTTAGATGCTTTGATTTCATAGTCTGACTTGCACCTTTTTCTACCAAAGCACGCTGTTCTTCCTCTGTTCTGAGGCCACAGATCACGCCAAAGTCTATTTTGGTTAATGATATAGCCTCCAATACCACATCAAACAATTCTGGTTTGACAGGTTCTAGTCGATCAATAGATCGTTGTGATAGTTTAAATGTCATTTAGTTAGTCCTTTCGCTTTCTCATAACTTCTAAGGCCGCCAAGTCCTAGCATACCTAGTAGTACAGTCATAAGGCTGTCCATATCGAATGCAGGTAATTCAGGAATCTCAACGCCTGCCCATCCCGCACCGAATAAAATAATAGGATTAAGTACAAAGTGATAGCCAAGTGCAACAGCGCAAATCCAACCAACAAAAGGCCGCCAACCTGCAACAAAAAGACTTCTGTGTTGAGCCTCTGCTTTATTAACTTCAACCTGTGCCATTGCTGCTTCATGGGCTTGCTTCTCAGCCATCGTAGCAATTTCATGCGCCAGTTTATTCTTGGTATCTTTGTCTTCAATGAATTTGTCTAGTAGTCCTGTTACTGGGCCTACTAAACTACTTAGTAGACTTATCATAGTTAGTTACCTCCCGTTTCTTTACTAGGTTAGTGACACCCATAAATACGGATACCACGCCTGCTACCGAAACAAAGTAGATACTTGCCATTGCTCCGATAATATCTGCTGCTCTTTCAAGACCCAATAGATCACAAAAGAAAACGCCTGATGGATATAGCAGCATGCCCCATAATGCGAACCAAGCCATCTTTCTGGTTTGATCTCTATGTGCGTCCTCATCCAACATACGTCTACGTCTATCTTCCAACTCAATAGCAGCCAACTCATGTGGGTCTATCTTACCGTTGCCGTTGGTGTCGTATTTTTCCATTTCAGTCATAGGGTCTAGGGTCATTGCTTCATGTCCTTCAATAGCGGGTTATCTAACGCCCTTTGAAGACGTTTATTAAGTCTGTCTTCCATTGATGTAAGTTTCTCATCAATGTTTGCAGTGCGTTCATCAAACCATTTTTTAGCGTCTTGAATAGATGTACGATTCTCACTTTCAACAAGACGTATTCGGCCTTCAACATCACCCAGTGCTTTTTCAACTGCGATAACATCTGACCGTAAGTCGTTTTTAATATCTTTAGCATAACTGATTGCCTCCTCTAATTTGGTTTCAAGCACAGCATTCCTTGCCGCAATCGCCTCCACATCAAGGTTTGCAAGTTTATCCTTCATGTCCATGTAATCTTTGTAAACTTCAAAGCCACCGTACAACGTACCTATCATCGTACCCAGTGCCATAAGGATAGCCAGACCTTTGCCGCCTTTGAATTTAACTCCACCTACGTCTAGTTCTGCCATTGCATATCCACCATATTATTCCATATCATATCCTGTGCCTCAGTCCACCACATTCCATACGGGTTATCGTAGACTTGGCCTCCATCAATAATTTCTGGCGGGTAGAACGGTGTCACAGGTAGGCTTACGCTTTGATATTGAGTAAAGTTCCTAGCCGCATCTGATTGTTGCATGACCGCCAAACGTACTGATTCCATAACTGTGGAGTAAACTTGAGTGTTGTTTCCCCCACTTCCCTTAGATTTTCCTTTAGATACAGATTTTCCTCCAGAAGCATCGGATTCTTTACTTCCAGAACCATCACCTTCAACTCTAGCGGTGTCCATTTCTTTGTCATCTGATGCCTCACTATCTAAAGATTTGATCTTCTCTATCTTCATTTCCGTGACTTTAACTTCCATAGTTTCAGTCTTTGTTTCGCCATTAGGCTGCTTAACTTCTACCGTAGCCTTAATAGTATCTTGACTAATTGGTTCTATTTTAACCTTAATAGGTTCTGGCGCAGCCAATTCTACAGGTGATGTAACAGTGTCCTGCACTGGGTCACCTATAAAAACTTTTTCCTGTGTTGATTGTTCTGTTAGTAGATTAGATGTGATGTAATCAGTAACCGTAGTTTGTATCTGACGCTCTATCGTTTGTGTGATGTATGCTGCTTCATCGTAAGTAAACGACATAGTTGGATTGGTTACTGTTGGCCCATAGTAGCCACCCCAGTAGCCATTATCTATGCCATACAACTCTAATGTTGCTGTAGCACTTAACGATAGATTGTTTTCAGGAACGTTGAGGTATCCGTAAACTGTTTGAAAGTTATCAGGATTCCAGTCAATTGTATGAGTCGTTACATTACTGTAGTTAGTCACGCCATCTGTAACAGATATTGTGATCTTAAATGTATCTGCAGTTGGGTCACCTACATCGTAACAACTAACATTGCTGCCAATAGTTTGCAGGCAAGTCATTACATCTGCACTGGCGTTGACTGTAAAGCCACGATTGATTTCTGACTTAATTAGATAATCTTCTAGGGCTACTGTGCCACTAATAGTGCCGCCTTGGTAATTAAATACGGCACTGTTACCGTTAGTGATAACACCACCAGTAGTGCTTCCAAATACATCACATCCAAAACATACCGTGTTATCGGTAGTTTTTTTGGTAAGCACTTCAGTCTGCGTAGTTTCCAAGACCGTAGATGTTTCAACCGTTTCTACTTTCTCTATAATGGTTTCTAGGTATTTCCAGTATTCTGTGGTTTCTTGATACCCTGCGTTGATTTCAACTTTCGTGCTATCGAGTGTCGAGGTAACGTTAACTGAGGTTATAACTCCCCCGTTAGGCCCAGTGTCGCCTACGTTATATTGCTGTTCGTATGCGCTAGAGTAAGAGCAACAAAGCAGCAAGGCCACCAAAGATAGCAAGACCTGTCTTATCATCGTCACCTTTCATCGTAGTTTTTTTTTCAATATAATTAGGTTTCTTTTCAGGGTTAGCATCCCACATTGCTTTGGCTTCTGAGCCAATAGAACCTAGGTATGGACACGGTGTACCTGCCATCCACATTCCGTTCCACACACGTTCGTCTTGGCAAAGAACAGACACAGCCGCCACTTTCATCCCCATTCCATATAATGATCGTGCAAGTTTTAGTCTTTCACAGTTTTCATCTGTAATTGTCTGGCCTGTCGCAAAGCCAAGTATCTGCGTTTGTACAGCAACCGATGTGCCAGATGTACATACGTCTTGATTATTGATAACTATTGAGGGAGCAGATGCAGTAGGCGGGGTTTTGTCTACGGTTGTAGTGCCTGTTACTGTGCTGCTGATTGTATTAGTTTCTGCTAATGCGTCTGTGATAAGTGCTAGGTTACCACCGATTATTACGGCAATAAGAAATAATCCAATCTTTTGCCATACATTCACTTCTTCATCCCTTCAATCAAACGGTCAATCTTGTGATCTAATTGTTCCATTCGATCTATTATGCGGTTGATGTCGTGATGTACTTCCGCTTTAGTTACATATTCCTTTGCTATTTCTTCTCTGGTTCTATTCAACAAGATAGATAGACGCTGTGTTTCTTTCCACATGTTGCTGCCCCACCAACCTATCAAAGCAAGTGTTACAGTAAGTAGAATATTCCAGAGCATCATATCCATTATTCAACAACATCCCAAGATTGTGTTTCTTCATTCCAAGTGTATCTTTCGCCATCGTTTGGATGTGCAACAGGGGATTCCCAAAGACAAGTTGTATCATTGAGTGTCCAACTTGGAAAAGGTTGTGGTTCATAAAATGCGTCTTTATCAACATCATAAATGTAACCAACCCCAGCAAAGTTTTTTCTTAATGGAGTTCCACCATCTAAATGAACACCACCTCTAGTGTTATAAGAAGTCTGAATCCATTGCCCTGCTGAGTCATCTACAAAGGTTTCAAAAAACTCTGGTTCAGCAACAATTACTTTAGTTACAATACCATCAACTACTTTTGCATAATGTGCCATCTACATAATCTCCTTATATTGCCGTTATGTCGTATCTAACGATGACAATACCAGAACCACCTGCACCTGTTAATGCAACGTTGCCAGACCTTTCGTCACCGCCACCACCGCCACTTCCTGTGTTTACAGTTCCATTTGTAGCATTTAATTGTTTTTGTGATTTACCACCATTTCCACCGCCACCGGCGCCACCCTGTGGGATAGTATTATTTGAGCCTGTATACCAAGCGCCAGCACCACCACCGGCACGAGTTACAGATGAACCTGTAATATTTGATGAAAGACCATCACCGCCATAACTGCTAGAAGTATTTGGCATCTCAATTTGGTCATTTGAACCGTTACCACCGTCTTGACCGGCACCGCCACCACCGCCACCAGACCGCCATGAGGTTGCATCACCGTAACCTCCATCATAACCTTGTCCAGCAGTTCCAAACCCTCTACTACCAATTAGTTGATCTCGACCAGTACCACCACCAGAACCACCATTTGAAGCACCGGCCCCAGATTGAACACCACCTGTTCCACCACCAATAGAAGTAATAGAATCGAAAACAGAATTTCCACCATTTGCCCTTGCAGCCCCACCAGAACCCACTGTCACCGTTTTGTTTCCAGTTGAAAGACTTAATGCACTTTCAGCAGAGGAGTTTCTTCCAGATGTTTGTCCAGAAACATTAGTTCGATACCCACCAGCACCGCCGCCTCCACCACCACCGCCGACAGAATCACCGCCGCCTCCAGCGCCTCCGGCAATAACTAGATATTGAACATCTAAAGATGCAATAGTATTTGTAAATGTTCCAGATGATGTGAATGTATGAATTCTATAATTACCAGAGGTTGTGATTGTTCCACCAGAAGGTAATGCAAGAGCAGTTTTATTCAAACTTGCTGTTGTGTTATCTATGTTTGTTACAGTAATCGTTACTACATTTCCAGCAGTTACATTAGAATATACTGCACTAGGAACAGTAACAGTTGCGGCAGTGTCAGATGTTGCAGTAACATTGACATCCTCATCAATTGAGTCTGATAATTGTGTAAAGTTTACAGTTAGAGTATCTGTAAGAAAACCAGTTCCAGTAAGCGTTAAGTCTGAACCAGCCACACCAGCATAAATATTTCCAGTAATAGATGATAATGAAACTTGTTCTGCCGCAATCTTTAACCATTCGCTTCCATTGTAATATTCCATAACACCCAAATCAGTATTATATCTCTGAGCGCCACTATATGCTGTTACTGGTCTTTGTGCAGTCGTTCCTTCTGGTAATACAAACTGTCCTGTAGAAGTGTTATCTTGGTCTGAAACTGCTGTAGGAGTTACAGAAACATTATCAAGAGCGGCTGATTTAACATCGCTGCTTGCGTCTAGTAAGTCTGATATATCTCTTGCTTTAGTCATTCGTTACCTCCAACCATCCTGTTGTGTTGTCTGCTTGGTAAGCATCTTCATCCCATTCATACACTAGACCATCAGTAGGATAAGTTAATGGTGCTTCCCAAAGATATGTTGTTTCATTTTTAGTCCAACTGTTAAATGGTTGTGGGGCATAAAAGCCTACGCCATCGTAATGAAAACCTATACCTGCAAAATTTTTTCTTAATGCTTTTGTTTGGTCAGCACTTTCTGTATTTGAGTTAGGTTCATAATGTTTGCCACCACGCGTATTATAAGAAGTTTGAACCCATTCACCTGCAGAATCATCTACAAATGTGTCAAAAAAATCGGCTTCAGCAACAATTACTTTTGTTACTTTTCCATCTACTATTTTTGCATAATGAGCCATAATTTTATCCTATAATTGATACCTTACTATTACAACACCAGAGCCGCCAGCACCTTCTGTAAATGAAGATGTAACTTCACCAGCACCGCCTCCACCACCAGTATTGCCTTGTCCAGCCACTCCACTAGCGCCATCTTCGGCAGCGTATGACCTGCCACCTCCACCTTGACCGCCACCATTAATACCAGTAGTTTGATATCCTCCTGCTCCACCACCAGCATAATAACCGCTATCACCAGTAGATGTTGCTGTAGCCCAAGTAGAATAGTTTAAGCCATCTCCTCCATAACCATTTCCATCTGTGTTACCAGCTTCGCCAGCACCTCCGCCGCCGCCGCCATAGTCATTGGATTCACTACCATTACCACCAGCATTACCTTGTCCAGAAGTTCCAGAAGCACCAGTACCGTCACTTTCTTGTCCACCTCCACCACTGCCACCACTAGTAGGGGAATTACTATTACCGCCGCCACCGCCACCGCCAATTGCGGTTAATCCAAAAGCAGAACTATTGTTTCCAGAGTTTCCAACTCTATCAACTTGGGTACCTGATGTTCCTTGATTTGCACCACCAGCACCAACAACAATAGAATATCCTGTTACTGAAAGTGTTGATGTTGTACCTTGTAATAATCCACCAGCACCTCCGCCACCACCAGGCCCTCCAATGGCGCAACCACCAGCACCGCCACCAGCAACTATTAGATATTCTACTTGTTGACTGATTGTATTAGTAAATGTTCCAGATGAAGTAAATGCGTGATACCTATAACCGCCAGATTCCGATATTGTTCCTCCAGAAGGTAAAGCTATGGCTGTTGTAGTTTGATTTCCTGAAGTTGCACCATCACTATTTGTAACTTTAATTGTAACTACATTACCACCTGTTACATTGTTATAAACAGCGGCAGAAACCGTAACTGTAGCACTAGTATCACTAGTAGGAGTTACAGTAACATCTTCATCAATTCCATCTGATGATTGTAAAAAGTTGACGACAAGATTTGCAGTTAAAAAGTTTGTACCAGTTAAAGTTAATGTAGATGTTGCACCAGCATATATTGTTCCAGTAACATTTGTTAATGTAGGAATAGCAGATGAAATTTTTAACCAATTTGAACCATTAGAAAAGTAAATTGTATCATCATCAGCGTTGTATCTTATATGACCTTCTTTTGTAGATGCAGTTGGTGCTTGTGCAGCAGTACCTACTGGTAGACCAAATGATTCAGTGTTACCTGTTAGGTCAATAGTGTTTCCATTACCATCAAGATCGCCGCCTAACTGTGGAGTCGTATCCCCTACTACATCTGAAATAATTGTAGTTGGTTCTAGGTCACCACTTGTGCTGTTGTAGGCCAATACTTGACCGTTAGTAATACCTGCAAGGCTTACATCATTAGCATCCCCTACGCTAAAGTTAGCCAATGCAAATGTGCCGTATGCAATAATGTCTACGGTATCTGTACCTGATGCACCAATCGCACTAGCAAATACAATGCTTGTACCTGAAGTTGCTGTGATGTCAGTGCCATTAACCATCTTGACACCGTTTAAGTACACATCAACATAACCTGCGTCATAGGCTAATGTGCTGCCAGAATCGTCTGTACCTGTAATTGTGGTGGTACTTGAGGATACTGTGAAAATAAATCTGTCTGCTGTACCGTTTACGCTAGACCCTGTAGACACCCACCCGCCAGATGAGTAAACCTTCATCGTGTCTGTGGATGTATCAAAATACAAATCACCCACCTGAAGGGCTGATGAATCTGCTCTTGTTGTAGGTGGTGTTGCTGATGCTCCAATGTACACATCTGCAAAATTTGTAATATCAGTAACGTTATTTGCTGCAGTTGTTACATCTGCTGATATACCCGCAACTGTAGTTACGTTTGATGAAATCCCCGCAACTGTATTGATGTTTGCTGCATTAGAATTTACAGCGTTAATATTTGTTTCGTTGCCTGCTACTGAATTTACATTTGCAATGTTAGTAGCAACCGTACCGATATTGTCTGAACCTGCTAAGTCTGTAGCAACAGTACCAATATCTGTAGCATCACCTGCTACTGCAGTAACATCAGATGAAATACCTGCTACGGTATTAACATTTGAAATATTTGTGCCAACGTTATTTACATTAGTAATGTTGGTAGCAACTGTGCCAATAGTATCTGTGCCAGTAAGGTTAGTAGCGATTGTTCCAATATTAGATGTATCACCTGCAACCGTAGTTACATTGCTGCTTATTCCTGCAACTGTTGTTGTGTCACCAGAAATACCTGCCACCGTAGTAACATCGCTTGATATGCCTGCTACTGTGGTTACATCACTAGAAATACCTGCAACGGTATTGATGTTAGTTTGTGCTGATACAGTTGGGGTCAATTGATACCACGTTGTAGTACCAAGATCATAGACCATCATGTAATTGCTAGTAGTATTAAAGAACAATGCACCGTCTTGTAGTGCATCACCGTCATTGTCTACTGTAGGTGCAGTTGCTTTTGCGCCTAGGTAAGCATCATCAAAGTTGTCGTATATTGCTGCTGCTGCCGCTTCACTTGCTGCCGCATTACTTTCGCTTGTAGCCGCTGCTGACTCACTAGCCGCTGCCGCTGATTCGGATGCTGCCGCTGCTGATTCTGAAGCCGCTGCTGCAGTTTCGCTTGCTGCTGCTGCTGTAGCACTGGCAGCCGATGCTGTTGCACTAGATGCTGATGCTGTGGCTGATGATGCTGCTGCGCTTGCACTTGATGTTGCTGATGCAGCGTCTACCAATAAATCCCATTTAGCACTGTCTGTGTTGCTAGTAAGTGGCTGTGCGCCTGAAGAAGTATGTGCAGTATTACAAATAAAAATATTGTTTGTAGAAGTATCTTTGACAATATCACGGGCATAATAAGCCGTTGAGCCTGACCAATCACCTTTATAAGTACCTAATTCTTGAGTAACAGCAATCTCACCGCTACCGTCAAAGGCTAGAATTTTGTTAGCACGCGTTGCTGCATCCACTGTAAATTCAGTAGATGTCATTGAGTTAGTACGCGATAGTTTGATTGATCGGTCTACTTCTTCCTGCAATTCTTGTGCAATCAAGATAGATCGGTCAAATGCACCTTCTACGGTTTCTGCTGTGAATGGGTCATTTTCTACTAGGTCAACAGTTTGCGTCTGTGTAGTTTCACGCCTTAATACTACTGTTTCCGTAGATGATGGGGCTGTTCCAAAGGTTACGTTACCGCCACTTGCTGTACCTGCACCTGATACGGTGTAGTCAGTTGTCAAAGTTTTGACAGTTTCAGTACCGTTGGCAGCACGAATAATGACTTGAATATCGGCATCCGCTAGGATTTTAAAAGTGTAAGCAAAGACAGTCTGGCTTCCATCGCCAGAATAACTGTTCTTGATCGTTGTAGTCGATATAGTCATTTTTTACCTCCTATCATACCACTATTCCCCGCTAAACAACAGTGGAAAATCTTTAGGGTTTTCTTGAACAAAGTTTTGTATGTTTTTAATAATCAACGCTTGTTTCTTCCTATCTGTTTCGCTCAATAGCAGTTGTAGTAAATCCGTTCCACCTGATACTTTACCAATTTGCTTACGCAATAAAGTATTATTTTTAATATAATTTTTTCTTTTTGCAATCACTGTGATTTCTTCTACCGTTAATTTTTCATCACTAGCGTCTAAAATCTTTTTTATTGCACCTCTAAAGATCAGGTTTTCTCTGCTCTTTTCCCTGTCCAAAAGTTTCAGGTCTTTGTATATATCCATTTTAACAGGATGTTCGCCAACCTTTAGAAAAACATTTGCCATTTCACCTGCTAGTGGGATACGCAATATTTCTTCTAATTCACTAACAATCTCTGTTGGGTCATCAGAACGCAGTCTGTAGATACTGCCACCACCATAAGTATTCCACATGTACTTTAACGCTTCTTTGGTGGTTTCTGAATTCTGTGCATTCCATACATCTTCATTTAAAGCGTACTCACCCCTGAAATTATCAAGCGGATTGCCACCAGTAGCAAAGGTTATTGTATCTTTTAGGAATGGGAAGATTGGGTTCATACTAGGCAATACATCACTTTCCAGTGCTTTCAAGAAGTTTGATGGGCCTATTTCACCTTCACCAAAGGTAGCGTCCATAAAAAGACCAATAAAGCCATTCATCACACGGGCTGATTCGTCCTGTGGAATACGCCAGTAAACTGGTCTGCCTTCTTTGGTGTAAGCAATCGGAATGACGATGTAGTTTTGCTCATCGTATTCTGATACGCCTTTGTAGAACCAGTACAGTCCACTACCAAATACACCATATTTCATCATCTTCTGAAGCACCTTAGGTGCTACGTTGTAGGCTACAAATTTACCTGTGACTGACAATGGGTCTTCACGCAGTCTTACATAGTCTGCCCTGATACCTTCTTTCATAGCATTTGAGAATATCAGCATATTATTAGTTAGTTGATGATACCGTGCAGTACGCAGGAACGCAGGTGACCCTACATCTGCTTGTATTTTTAGCATCATTTCCTGTGTAGACATGCTAATTTCACCGCGTGCAATCATATCTCTTAGATATGCAGCACCCGCTACTTTAGGCGCACGTTCCAAGAATTTAGCAAAGTCACTAATGTGTTGGAAAAAACGGCCCATTGTTCTGTCATACAAAGACTCATACTCTTTTGGAGTAAGACGCTGCATCATTTTTTCAGTGACATACTGGTCTGGCGTAATGGTCTTGTTGTCTAACAGTTTTTGAATGTGTGCTTCCCCTGCTTTGCCTCGATAGCCTTCTACCTGTGCAATTAGGAAACCTTGTTCTTCCATCCAACGTGTTAACTCTGTACCTTTCCTATCGCCAAAAATAGACTTCCATGTAGGCTTTAGGTTCATAAAGAAATATTTGACGTATGAGTTTTTAAACCCGCCTGCTATGTCGAAATAACGTGCTTTAGGCAAGTTTCTAACTGCACGCCCAATATCTCTAAATGTGTTCTTTTGCCAGAATTTAGGGTTGTATTCTGTATAGATGGTTCTGAAGAAATTGTTAGACGATTGAACGTACTTCATCCACTGCATTGCTACATGCGGATTACGCTCAAATGCTACGGCTGCAAACTTATTGATGTGATAGTAAACGTATTTACCGTTACGCATGTACGCAACAGTCTTCATACCTACTGGTGCAGGTTCTACTCTACCTTTGTCAACATACTTGGCTTTTTGAACAACCTTATCTTTCCATTGACCTCCAACTTCTTTAGCCATTTTTTCTGCATCAAATGACTCAATCCAATCTTTGTTTTTGCCCATCCATTGAATAGCATCGTGAATCATACGGTTACGCTTTAACTCACCCATAATGAGCAAGTCTTTTTGTAGCGTAGCAAGTAATGGGTCAACAATATCTGACAACGTTCCTTCAGCCTTTTTACTGAATGATGCAGATGAAATGTTTTGACCGCCTGATCTATTCAATCTATCAAGAGCGTACTTCAACACATTGAACGTAATGTATTCTTCGTTGTTCAGAATTTTGTTAAGTGTTTCTTTGTCAAACGCACCACTTTCCTTAATCAATGGATGTAAGTAACGTTTACGAATTTCATAAAATTTAGTGGCTGCTTGGTCTAGTAGTGGGTGTTCTTTAGCAAACCATTGATAAGCCTCTAGTGGAGTACGCTCCCCTACAAACTCATTCATTATGGCTTCACCTTCTTTGCCTATAGCCTTTAATTGTGACCATAGACCCATTGGGTTTGCTTTACCCATACGCTGTTGTGATACCGCAAGGTTACGCAACAACAACATAGCAGATAGCATGCTTGAGTTGTAACCCGCTGCTTCTATTGGTCGCACTACTTCAGCATCCATTGTTTCTGCATAACGCTGCATACCTGCATGTCGATACCTGTAGTTTTCCATACGGGCATTTAGGTTCAGCGTTTCTTTGTCCATCCAACGGCTTTGACCAGTTTTGTTCTTACCCCACATGCCGTTTTGTCCACCAAAACGTCTGTAGAACCAAGCCATTGTGTCTAGTAGATCAATCTCAATTGCATCACGGCTGTTAGGCTTCCATGCTTCTTCCATGCCTTTGAAGATTTGAGTTTTACTATCTACAAATTTATTAGCGATACGCGTAACCATTGCTGAGTAACGTGCATCTGAACCTGCGTTAATTTGGTTCTGTAACTTCTCATACTGCGCCTTCACTTCTGGACGCTTGTACATGTGATAGTTAAACAATTGCCAAGACTTTGGTGCGTTGACCATTGTCCATTGTGGACGCAGCAAAAACGCCATCATAAAGTCAGCCATCAATTCCCTAGGATTATCACGATATGCTGTGTATTTAGGGTCTGCTGCTCTATCAAATGGTTTCCATTGCTGTGATAGTGCTTTTAATTCAGTAGTAATTTCTTCACGGCTAACCAATCCACGTTCACGGATTTCAGTTTCAAATTTACGCTTAAAGATTTCTGCTGCTTCTTCAGACAGTTTACCTTCTGCTTCAGTTGATGGTTTCTTGCCGTTAATTCGATCAACCAGTGCTTTGATGTGCGGGTCAATCATGCCTCGCATAGCACTACGCGTAATCATCTTCTTGAGTTTTCCGTCTAACTTAGCAAACGCTTCATAAAACTCAGGGTCAATCTTATTTCTAATATCTGGGTCACGGAAGATGTCGAGGATTTTTTGAGGAGTAATTTTAAGGTCTTCCGTGATTTCTTTATCTACCTTCTTCTCAAACTTAGCGGCCTCAATCTCTGCCTCACGTTTCATGGCTTCGATTTCTTTACGCTCTAACGGTTTTGCACCGTCTGCTTTACCGTCAATCCATTTGTTCAAGTAACCTTTCAAGGCTGCCATTGAGCCAAGAATGTTACCTTTCTTCATGGTTTCTTGAGGTAGGTAGTCAATTAGGTGTCCAATCTCATGCGCTAGTGTCATGGTGAAATCTTTAGGATTTTCAGCCAACGCACGATTGACAATAACTTTTAGTTCTTCCTTTGGTATCGGCATTTGTTTGCCTTTCTTACCAAACTGGAAGTAACCACGCAGAGTAGGGCCAAGTTTTTCTACTGCAGGTGTTTTGTTAATTAGGATTTCCACCAATTCAACAAGATCAAATGTATCTAGCCCTTTAGCGTTGTTGTAAAATTTTTTGTATGGTGAATTCAGTAATGGCATGTTTGGCGGTACTTCTGCACCACCACCTGTAGATGGTTCGTTAGGTACGCCCCATTCTTCACCGCCTTTACTGCTATAAACACGTTCTTCTGCTGCTCCACCTTTAACGTCTGATTCAGCAAATACTTTGTCTTTAGCACCTACATGTGTGTTGTAGTAGTTAGTTGCTTGTTGTTCTGGCTGACCTTTAAGTTTTTCAGTCTTAAATGCAGCAACAACACGCCTTGTCTTTTGGTCAAGCACCATCAACACATCACCACTTAATAGGATTTGTGTTTTCTCTGGTGTTTTAAAATCTGTTACGCCTTTGTAATCTACGCTTTTAATGTATTTAGTTTGCTGTATTGCTTCATAAATAGCCTTTGGAATAGCAAACATTCCACCTTGGTTGTCACGCAGAATGTATGAATCTGCCTTAACACCTGATGGGCCATCTTTAGTGACTTCATAAACTACATCTACACGGCTGCCAGTTTCTTTTGCTTTTGGTGCATGCTGCGATACCCATTCACCAATAACCACATCAGGGCTACCATCACGGCTTTCTCTTAGTGGCGCACGGGCTTTATACCCAGAATCAAATGTTTTACCAAATGCTGTTGTATCAATAACGTATTTGGTATTGCCTTCTACTCTACCAAATGCTGTAAAACCACCGCTGCCTTCACCAACGTATGTTTCCATAGTGGAATCAAGCACCTTGATTTCTTCAGGTGATTCTTTCCATTTGATTGATAATTGCTCTTTAGGTACTTGCAGTTCAACAATGTCAGTGTTGTATTCACCGTTTTGTTGACGTTCTTTGAAGTTAGTTTCAACTCTTTCAGTAATTTCAATCTTACCGTCTTTGCCTACAGTAACTTGCTCAGTACCCGCTTTAGGTGCTGTTTGAATATCAATTTCTTTAACATGTACAACTTCACCATTTTCTAACTCAACTTTAAGAATAATCTCACCGTTGATTTCTTCACGGGCTTTGACAATACCTTCTCTTGAACCAGAGCCTTCTACAGCAACTTTAGCCTCTAATTCTACTTTAGGTGCTTCAATCAATTTGATATTGGCTTCTTCTTCAAGACCCTTAATAAAGGCTTCGTTAAGTTCGCCTAATGCACGGGGTTCTTGTACATCGGGGTCTAATAGGTCTGCTTTTACATCATCACGCTTTTCTGCAAGCGTTTGCATATCACGCGGATGAATGCCGTATGTTTTGTAGATATGGTACAGTTTGTTGATACCGCTACCTGCGTAGTGGATACCAAAGATCAATACTGCAGCATGTGCAAAATCTTTACGCGTTGGTACTTGACCTTCTAACACTGAAGAAAGTGTCACCATTGTGGCAACTTCACCTGCTATTTGTGTTTTACGGCCCTTTC